CTGATGGTTGCAACCGTGTCGTGATCCTGCGGTTTCTCAATGTAGACCGTTTCGCTTGGGTAGACCGGCATGTCGGCTGCCGTAGCGGTGACCGTGCCGTTGGAGGCCTTCCCAGTGCGGAAGTACATCACGTTGGTAGCACCGGTGTTTCGAACGCGCAGCGTCTTGTCTCCGAGGCCGACGGTGATGGTGGCCGAAGCTGCTGCTGGAGCAGGGTCTTGATTTGTCCCGAAGTGAGGGCGAAAAGGCGAACGAATAGTCATGATGGATCTCCTGTTTAGTTAACAATTAGCCGACGCGGTACCAGGTGTCGGTCACGGCATCGAAACGAAGGCGGAAGTAGCCGTTGGCTGCCAGCGTGGTGGGCGCACCGGTAACAGTGGCTCCATTACCGCTGATTGTCAGCGTGGTGATAGCCTGCGTGCAGTTGACCAGAATCTCCTGGCGGTCAACGCAGTTAGCCACGGCCGGAAGCACCAGCGTGCCAGCAGCAAAGGCCCCGGTCGGCGTCAGAATGAGCCAAACGCTCTCGCTGTCGTTATTGACCTGGACGGAGAAGCCGGTCGCGGAGGGGGCGGCATACTGCGAAACTTTGTCGTCGCTGGCCGTAATCTTCCCCAGGAGGTAGGAGACCAGCACGGAAAGGGAGGCTTTGCGCGCGTCCCCGTTGGCGGTCTGATATACCGGCAAGAGGTCGCCGTCGCTCAGGCTGTCGACCGCGCTCAGTTGGTTAATGGTTGCCATTTGGGGCTCCTTACTCCAATGTCAAATCGCCGTCCGACCCGACGGCCACAGGGTCCGCGGGCGGCGGAAAATAGGGGTTTCGGGTAGTACGCCAAGGCTTATTGCCTTGACCGCGGGGCATTGTGCCGGGCATTTGCCGCTCAGGGGTTGGCACGGCGACTTGGTTGGCCATGCTGCTATAGGCGAAGTCCGCCGCGGCCTTTGTCTCCGGGTCGACAACCTTGCCGAAACTTGGCGCCAGGCGGCGGGCCAAGTTGAGGTAAATGGCCTCATTGGCAAAATCCGGGACGCCGGTTTGCTCATCCAGGTCGCTATTTTCAGGGCTCGAGGGGAGCGGGTAGCCAATCCGCACCCCGTTGGCATTCCAGCCCGCAACCATGGCGTCGAGCCGACGAAGCGCGCTATCTAATTGCTCGTCCGTGAGGTCATAGACATATGCCGCCAAGCCAATTTCCTCAAAGGCTTGGGTGATAAATTGCCGCTTCGTCCAGCCCATGGCTTACTCCTGGCCGCCGGCTTGCTGCAGGGCCAGGGCGGCGGCATTCTCCAGCAACTTGGCGTCGATCATTTCGCCCAGCTTCTTGGAGGCGGTGTTGGGGCCAAAGGTAAGGCCCAGCTCCTTGGCCTTGGTAATCAGTTCGTCGCGCGTGGGCGGGGCGTTATCGTCCGCGGGCTTAGTGCCCCCACTCTTGCCAGCCTCGTGGGCTTCCAGGGCGGCGGTGGTGGTCAGATGCCAGCCGTCGGCCACGGCTTGCTCCAATTCGCCCTCCTCGTCCGCATCGACAATGCGGTAATCGAAGCGGCCCCCGTGGATTTCGTGCGGGCCGGGCGCCTTGTAAATCATGGTCGGGTTTTTCATTGCTATATCCTCTCAAAAGTGCGAAAACCCGGGAGCCGAAACCCCCGGGTCGCCTAGCCCTCTTAGGTCTGACTAAAGAGGATGATACCGGCCATTTCCGGGTTGGTCATGCCAACGCCGAAACGAGTGTCGCAACGGTACTTGAATTTCTTCGTGTTGATATCGAAGAACTTGTACATAACCATTTGCACACCCAGCTCCGTGGTGCCTTGGATGGCGGAGGCGCCGGCATTCATCATGTCGGGGTCAAAGCCATTGCGGCCCGGGAGGAGTTCAATTGCGCGCTCATCCCAGAAAGGTGCCACGTTGCAAGCGGCGGTATTCAGCCAGGTAATAGCCGCACCGTTGGCCGGGGTAGCGGTCACGTTCTTGTATTCGCTTTCCGCTTGGGTCGGGGAGCTATCGGCCGCAATGATCGGCGGGGAGATTTGGACAACGCCGGAGCCGCCGCCGCCCGACACGATGGCGGTAACGGTGAAGGTTTTGAGCTGGCCGGTATCCGCCTTGGTGATGTGGTTGACAGCGTTGACGCCCGCAATGGTGAAACGGTCCCCGACCTTGACCGTGCCGGAGGTAACGGCAATGGTCAAATTCTGGTAACGGTTGTCGACGTTGTTGGTCTCACCCGTGCCGGCTGTGCTCGTGGCCTTGGGGACGTAGCGTTGATTGGCACCGTCGACCGTAACGGTAACGCCAGCGGCGGCCGTCAGGCGGTAGGTGTACTCAGCGCTGTAAGTCTCAAAGCCGCTGATGTTGCCGACGTAGCCTTCCTCATAGGCGCGGTTCACCTTGGGGTTGGCGGAGGTTTGCGGCTTGGCCAGGTTACCGGCAACCAGCGAATAGTCGCGGGTATGCAGGAAGGCCGCACGCTTGGCCGCGTCATCGACCACACCTTGCTCCTGCATGAGCGCATTGGCCAGGGAAATGTCGTCGTAACCGCTGGCGGCGGTAGTGCGCTTGACAACCAGCGTACCCTGGAGGGCCGCGACGTTGGCAATGGCGACGTTAATGTCCGTGGCAAGGCGCTGTTGCGCGGAGCGCATCTTGCGGTCACGCTGGAGCGGATCATTCAGGTCGTTGGTGGTCATCGACCACGGCACGGTTTTGTCGTAGCCCAGGGAAATTGGGACGGACAATTGCGTAACGTCATTGAAGTTGGACGAAATGTCGGTACCGGCCGCGCCGTCAATGGAAACGGACACATACGGGACCGGGCGCCAAATCGCCGTGCCTTGGGAGCGCTCGAGGACGACCGGGTCGGCGTTGAAAGTCGACACGTTTCGGCCAAACTTGAGGCGGTCATCAAAGCCGGCCAAAAGCTCATCGAAAAAGACCGTTTCTTGTTTGGAGAAGGCGGTCGCGCCCAGGATCATGCCTTGGCGGTGCATGTGCATGAAAAGGGCGTCGTGGAGCTTGTGGCCCAGGTAGGCCACGGAAGCCAGGGCGTACAGGATGAGGCCCCGGGTAAAACTGATTGCTTGTTTCATTGCTGAAAATCTCCTATCGGATGAGAAGGGCTTACGCCTGGCGCTTTGACCGGAGGTAAGCGGCAACCTTAGAGCGGTCGCCGGTCTTTTCGGCCTCAGCGCGCAAGCGCTCAAGGGTTGAGTCGACCGTACCCGATACCGGCGCGGTACCTCCTTGCACGGTTTTTTCGGGCGGCGGTGCGGCCTTGCGGGGCGTGACTTTCAATTGTGTCTCCAGTTTGGCGACCGCAAAGGCGTACTTTACGGGGTCGGTGATAGCTGCAAGCTCTTTGAGCTTTTGAGGATTCTTGCCGAGGGCATAGACCACAAGCTCGGGGTGATCCGCTCCTTGCAGGATCACGCCCTGCTGAGTCGGATTCAGCGTAGCTTGGACGGCATATTCTGCGTCCTCGTAGTCGGCAACACCAAGTTTGCTCTTGGCCTCGCTATACGAGTGCAGCTTTGCATTCCACGCGTCGGCTTGAGCTTTGGCTTCGGCTTGCGCCTTGGCTTCGTGCTCATCGACCTTGCGCTTGTCCTCGTACCACTTTGCGAGCTTTGCCTCGTATTCCTCGGCGTCGTAATCGCAGGCCTCGAGGGTCGGCTTAGTGCCAATGGTCGGCTTTGCTTCCGGCGCCGATTTGGACTTCAGTTGCTCCTCAAGCTCACGATTGCGCTTCACCAGCTCGCGGTGATTCTTACGCAGCTCGCGCACCCATTCAGGCGCATGACCCGCATCCTCTTCGGGGGGCGGCGAATCCTCCCCAATGGTGATTACGACACCATCGCTAGCGTCGTCGTCGCTATTGCCCTGCTCTCCCCCGGTGGCGGTTGCCGCGCCTTCTTCGCCGTTTTGGGATTCCAGGTCAAGCGCGTCGTTGCTTTCAATGTCCGTAATCTCTGCCTGTTTGTCCATCATCTACCCCGTCAATACTCACCCGATAGGACGGCCGGGTGGGCGCCGTTCGACCATTATCGCACCACTTGATAAAAGTCTTCAATCTTCATCAGGTCTGACGCACGGTTATCACCAAACTTCTTCAGATACTTGGAAATTTCAAGAGAGTCCCCAAAGGCGGCGTCAATAATGCTTACCCCGTTTTTATCAACGTAATCGCCGATGGAGTCATCAACACGGACTATCGGGATGTCAATCCCCGCCTTTTCGGCTGCCTTTATTCTATGGCTTCCGGTCAAAGCCTCAAGGCCTCGGCCTACGTCATAGACGAGGATTGGACGACCTTTCCATCCTTCTGATTCCATGGATGCCGCCAAGCGCTCCAGCTTTTCCTTGTCTCTTACTTCGTGCGGGGGGATCAGCTTGCGCGCTTCAACAATATCGTCAGGGAAGATTGCGTCAAGCATCTTTTGTATCCGCGGGGTTGCCGACTTGGTTATCCCTGGAACAAACGGAAGCATCCCGGCTGCGCTTAGCGCGGCTTCAGGATAGTTTCCCTCTTTCATTGCCTTCACGGTATCGTAAGCCGATATTGCGTCGCCAATGATCGGTGTAAATCCTGCGGCAAACTTGGCGTTTTCAACGTTGCCGGGCGTCCATTCTGCATTCAAAGCGCCGCCCGGCATTGCGTCCTTCAGGAATTGAGCTGCCGCAGATTTCAGAGAATTAAAGTCCATCGCCTCTCATCCTTGCCATTGATTCAGAAACAGCCATAACTTGATCGACTTCAGCCTGGTCAATTCCCGCCAGCGTTTCCATGGTTTTCGCCTCGGACTCGCGGGCCTTGCTGATCGTCAGGATCGTATCGGCCCGAGCCTTGACCGCCTCAGCCGCGGCCTGGTCGGCGGACGCCTTGAGGAATTCGGCATTTGGATCCGGCGGCATGTTGGCTGCCTCTTCCGTCAATTGCTTGGCCTCCTCGTCCGTCGGCTTGACGACGCCCATTTTGATGAGCTTGTTACGGAAGTAACCGCGCACCTCGTTAATGCCTTCCCCTTCCATGTTCATCATGGCCATGGCGCCAAGTACCTGTAGCGTCTCCGGGTCTTGGGTAATCTGCATCATGCCGGTCAACGCCCGGACGGTCGCTTGCTTCTTGCTGG